GATAGAAAACCCACCCCCTTTATATCACACCCCCTTCAAACTCGAACAAAAAAATTAAAATAAAAAAGCATAATAAAGCTACAAAGTTTATTTTGTAACGATTGCTATGCTATACTATCATACTATATACACTAGTACTATACTACTACTATACTATTCTTCTTTATCTCCTCCCTCTATTTCTTCTTTCTTATTAGTTAAGAACTTATACAAGTGACTGACTACTACTGCTAAGTATACAGTTCCAATCAATGATATTAGTTCATCACTAATCATACCTTTAAACACAGTCATACCTGATACATAAACAGACAATACAATTAACTCTACTGCTATTCTTTTTCTAACACTAGGTTTTAATGTACCTGTGTCTATAAACTCTAGTGCTAAACTAAGCAACTGCATAAATACAACTAAACCAATTGCTCTCAATGTTTCAAACATTATCTTTCTTTCTCCTTTATTATTAGTTTTCTACTTGGTACGTTTGTAGTTCTCCAGTATATACATAACCACCAAAAACGTTCCACATTTGAGCGTTTAGATTATCGTACATATTAGAGTGAACTTTTCTATTTTGGCTTCTGCTATAATCTCCGTCAGGTTGTTCAAACACTTGTAAGTGTAGTCCTTTAGCTTTACATTCTAGTAAGTAATTACCTCCTCTTTCTGTTGTAGGGTTCATTAGTATGCTATTATCAAAAGTACAACTGCTAGGAACTTTGATATAATACTCTTTAACTGGGTTTAATATTTGAGCAAAGTTTTCAACCTCACATCTAATTGTGTAACTCTGTTCAACAGGGTTAAAATCAACAGTTTCAAAACCTGAATGGATATTGACTTTATAAGCACAACAGAAGTCAAATTCTTCGCTATAATAAAAACCAAAGTTAGGATAAATTTCTCTGTGTCCTTTGTCCATTTGGTACTGTGTATACTTGTATCTGTCCGCTTCTGACAATTGAAATGGTTTAGGTCCTTCGCCCTCTGTGATTTGGATATTCTTTACATGCCATTCACTACCTGCATTCGTTCTAAAGAGAAATGTTTTAGAATTTGGAAACGTTGAAGCAGTAGTAAAAGAAATATAATGTAATTCCCAACCGTCTGTGACTGCTTTATCACTCCAATTATAAAACAAGTCTGCACCAAGTCTTAAACCTGTTTGTCCGTCAACTGTGACATTTTTAGTGTTATCAACTAAGACGCTACTACTAGAACCGAAATAAGTAAACATATCACCTTTTATTTTTCTAGCGTTGAATTGCCAAGTGTATCTTGTGTTTGGTTTTAGTTCTACTTCTCTTTCAAACTGATTTGAAACAATGTCAGCAATACCTGTATTGCTTGCAAACTTGAAATAAGTCATTTGAGGGTATAAATCATTTTTACGTTCTAGGGTACTTTGACCACCAAAAGCATAAAAAGCCCAAGTTTTATACCAGTTATCACTATACACCTCACTAGGCAAAATTTCTCCACCCCTAAACAAGTTATTTACACCGTTGTTTGGTGGTGTTGGAACTATAATCTGCTCTTTGAACATGTTCCAATAATTTTTCTTGTCTACTTGTATTTCTAACTTATGGCGACCTACTCCGATTAAGTCTAAAGGGTTTAATACATCTACTTTTCTTCCATTTAAATAACTATCCATTTTTCAAACCTCTCAAACCGAAACCGCTGATAATAAAGTCATCTGCACCGATGTCTAAAGAATACTGCGGTTGTCTATAATTATAATTTGCATTAGGTTGTGAATTTCGCCAACCTGTGACATCTTTGTCTTTTGTACATTTAGCTAAAGCACCATTTAAAACGGTTGTAATTGTCTTATTTTTGGCATTTACTACCATTTCAGTCCTTGAAACGTTCCACTTGTCCTCTTGTGCTTTTCTCCAAGTGTAAGAACTAGGGTTTGTGCTGTCATCTAGTATTGTATCTGTATATTGTCCAATATGGCTAGGACGGTCTGATTTTGTTGTAGGATAAAAAGTTGAAAAACCGCTCACTAACTCTACTTTTTTCCATACCCCAGGAGCAGGGTCACTTCCAAAGAGGTCGAAATTAGCTGTATAAGTTCCTGCTTGAAGCACTTTATATACCCAATGACCATCTATACCATACCTTACAAGAGATGTTTTGGACAACATGAATGTATCCCAATCGTTGCACAAAAATGAAAATTCACTTACCAACTCGGCTCTTTTATACGTTCCGCTAGCAGGGTCACTTCCAAAAGTGTTAAAACTTGCCGTGTAAGTTCCTGCCTGAAATTCTTTGTATGTCCAACGATTATCCACACCATATCTAACAAGAGATGTTTTGGATAATGTAAATTCGTTCCAATCATTGCAAAGAAATTTAATATTCGCCCATGCTGTATGCTTATATTTTCCGTCAGGTTGCAATTTTCCTTGCGTTCCGTCAAAACTACTAGGACGACTAATAGAAACGTTACATAGCCATTTTACACGGTATATCTTCATTTCTACATCAATATACCCTTGAGCATACACATCGCCCTCTTTGTAGCTCTGTAAAGGGTCAGCATAATAGAAAAGACAGAAGTCCATTTCTTCGTCATAATATAGACCGTTATAAGTGTATTTGTTACTAAAAAATTCAATATATTGCTTTTTATTCATAGCCACACTTATCGTGTCCTTACTAGGGTTAATAAGCTCAATAGGGTTATGAATTAGTAGCTCTTCAAAATTTAACCATGAAAACATTTACTCGTATATCCTTTCTAATTTGCATAGTCCAGTCATAAAGTCCATTTCATAAGGAACACAAGGGCCATAAGACTGATTTTGTGGGTTTTCGGCTTTAATTCCCCACCATTGGTACCGTGTGTTGTACAAGTTGGTGAACATTTGAGGGTTATACTTAACTTCATCGTACCGCACTTTAGGAGTGAACTCGTCATAATCTAACCAGTTAGGTCGAACATTTTCCAGCATTTCAGCGTTAGTTTTGTCTGTGAAAACTATATGCCCATTCATAGCACCGTCCTTTGGTACAATGGTCCAAGCCTTTAATAGTGCCGTGTTTGAAGCTGGAATGGTGTATTCTACCGAACGTTCCCATGCTGATTTGGTAGGGTTGTACTTATAAAGCCATGCTCTTTTTGCTTTGTCATTGATAAACAGAACACGGTCTGGTATTGCCTTAGTTCGTTTGTTGTCATAATCTCTGAACCAGTCCTCTGTCACATGGTCTGTTGCTAGAAATTTTTGGAACAGAGAAACGTTCCAACCGATTGAAATACCCTTAATTTTTGACAAGTTCGTTTCTGTGTCTACCATTCTAACTCTCCATGGTCGCATGATTAGTCCGTTTGGTAGTCCATATGTAGTCATCCAGTCGTTCATACTGCTATAACTTGGCTCTCCAAACACTTGCGGTGGTGTTACACCAACCCTTGAACGCATGACGTCAACTTCTTTACCTGAATCTTCATTCACGTAATAAGAACCTAAAGAGTAACCAACGTTTAAAATTGCTGAACGTGGTATTTCATCAACTCTATAACCTTGACTTGCTTGTTTATAGTGGTAACCCTCTATTACTACGTTCGCCATTTCTCCTGCTACTGGGTCAATTGCCGTGTTTTGGTCTACCACATACAACGGTTCTTGTATTGTTGCCCAATCGTTCCCCACTCCGTCAAACGCTTGTCTGTCGTCTTGAAATTGCTCTGGGTATAAAGTGTTCCCTGTCATGTCAAACACACTCTTAGAACCGTTTAAAACGTGAAAATTAACTGTTCTACCACTTGCGTTTGTATACGTATCAGAATCAATTCCAATCAATACACGTTGATTAAGAGGACGACAATAGCACCACACCGCATTCTGTTTTGTATCTCCGCCAAATAGCTCATAGTTTTCATCGTTCAACTGTCCGCCCCAAACGTAATCTTTAAAATCGTTACTATCTGAATCAGAATAGCCTGTGTATACTGGTCTTGAATCTGCCATATCTTGGCTTTTAAAATAGTTGTACTCTTCTTCTGTTGTAACGTATGGTGTTACCTTGTCCATTTCAATCTTAGGGAAAAACAATCCGATTTGTTCTTCTTGTCCTGTGCTATCTAGTTCAACCCTCAAACCTAACTTTTCAGCCGTTTCTGTATTTTGTAGCGTAACTAATTCACTAACAAAAAAATATTGCCAAGGTTCAACTGTATAAGTACCCACAGAAGCCACAGAATTGCCGTATAAGAGTTTTAGATGAAAGTCTAATGGTTTTCTACCAAAGTTAGTTAAACGCATTGAAACACCCGTTTTTTTGCCTTGTGTGAGGTTTGGTTTTACTGGTAATTTTTCCCAATGTGTCCAATAATTCCACCCCCATGTTCCACTAGCGTTTTTAGGGTTGTAAATTCTAATTCCTAAGCTATAAGGTCTATGCCAATCACTAGGGAACTGGCTAGTTCTGTCTACTTCGCTTAAATCGTTTAGTTTGTAGTAATAACCAACGTCAAATTTATCTGGGTCCTCTGATGTATCGCCCTTTAAAAATCTAAGGTTAGAACGTGTCAACAAGTTCCATTGTGGCAACTCTCTACAAAAGTCTAGCCCTGTTTTTTCGTTCCAAGTATATGCCTTATTCAATCGCCAAGCCCTCCACTAAGTCCACTAGTTCCTTTTCTGTGCTTACTTCGTCCACTTTTTGTTGTTTGAGTTTTACATTTGCGTCAATATAAACACCCTCAATCTCCATTAATTTCAACAATGCCGAACGGTCTGGCAGTTTATTGACTTCTGTAACTGTTCGCCCTATTTCTGTTTTCCGCCCGTTTGCGTTGTTTTTGTATTGGATAACTGTTTTTGTTTCTTTTCCTCCAAAAGCTAAGTTTTTTAACGCTTCTAGCGTTTTTTTATTTTCTTCTTCTGTCATAGCCATTAAATGAAATAGTCCTCACTTTCTTCGCTTTCTAAGAACCACCACATCAAATTGATTAAAGCGTCAGCCAAATCAATCTTGTCTGTATAGCCCTTTTTAATAATACGCATAAGCCCAAAATCGTTTATTTTTGTTTCTGCGTTCATTAAATGTACCGCTAGTAACTTACTATCAAAATGTATTTTACCTTCCTCCATGAGCTTTTGAGTGGCTTCAAGAGTATTTGATAGCTTGAAACTGTTCTGCATTACTTTATTATAAAATTCAATGTCATAAGTTTGTTCAAATTTATCAATGAAATTCTTAGCATAGTTAGGGTCATAATTCAACGCAATCGGAACACTACCGTTCATAGCACTCATAAAAGCGTCCCATGCTTCATCTGACATGTTATTTATGCCCTCGTGTGTTATTGTTTCCCCTAAGTGTTTAAATTTATCTTCTGCACTCTCTGGCATGATAGGGATAGCTTTGAAATAATAGTGTCCGTTTTCTCTGTAACCTATCACAGTACCCCAAACGTCGCCACGTACTGAAAAATCTGAACCAATAGCAACTAAACGACCCTCAAAGTCTAATGGCGGTACTAGACACTTATCTACAATTTGTTTTGTAAAGATTGTAGTGCTGTCAGTCATTGATAAATTAAAGCGTTTAGTGATAATTTTAGCCATTTTAACAGGGTTACCGATTGCCCCAATGAAGTCTTTTTGAATGTCCTCAAGTGTTAAAGTGTAACCTAAAGCGGGGTTTGCTTTGATGTATTTAGAACTGTCTTTTACCTCATCATAATCGTCTAAGGCATAATAGAAAACCCAATGACTGAAATCATCATCTTTTACCCATTCTTTCCAATTTTCTAGTTCATCATCATAAGCACCGCCACGAATAACGTTGTTTGTGGTTGAAATAAAAAGCGTACCCTTATTTTTTCTTAGCCCCTGTCTAATAGTGATAAGAGGGTTCTTTTTAAATGCACCAAATTCATCTATGATAACAAGTTGTTCACGTCCACCGTCTAGTGTGTCCTCGTTACTAGCATAGATAGAAATCTCTGTGCCTTTACTTTTTAGAATTGAATTTTCTTTTACAAGTATCTGTTCTTTGTTTAGTTTGAACTGGTTTTTAAACTTATTGATGATAGTACCTTGACAGTTTCCCATAGCTCTAAAATGCTTCATCAAGATTTTTTCTGCTTGGTCTTTCTTAGTAGCCATTAAAGCAATGACACTATTAGGTTTAGGAAACAAAAAGAGTTCAATTAAGGCTATCATAACATCAAGAATAGATTTAGCGTTTGAACGTCCTACAATAACAACACACTCATCAATCTGATAAGGTGTGCAATACATTAAAGTAAGCACCGCTTTATGATATGGTATGATTTTAAAGCGTTCGTTGTTAGGCAAAGTCATGAATTCCTCAATGAAATTAAAGATTTTATCTGCCTTTTTGTAGTCTATTTCATGCTCAATTTTAGCCACTTTTTTCTTTAGTAGCTTAATCATTTCGCCATTATCCTTGCTTTGTCCTATCCAGTCTTGAATTAAACTCATTTTTTATATCTCCTTACATTAAGCCCTCCGCTATTATTCTAGCATAGTCAATCAAATCTCCGCTTCGTTCCTTTCCTTGGTGGCATTTATGGCAAAGAACTTCGGTTGGTACGTTTATTACTTCTTTGTCAAAGTCGTTTACTTCTAGCATGTCATTGTTCCATTGTAGTGGTATAACGTGATGACAAATTAAGTGTTCTGTACTCCAACATCTTTCACAATGTCCTACCCTGTTCTTTTCTTCACGTGCCTTTTTTATCCACTTAGGGTTATTGTATAATTTACTTTTAGTATAAATCAACGCTTGTTTAGTTTTACCCCATTTCTTTCTAGTTTGTTATAAATTTCGTTCGCAATTCTACGACCGTCTGCACTAGATTGTACATAGATTTTAATGTCTTGTTTTGAGTTGTCTTGTGTTCCAATGCTTGGTGTTGCGGTTGTTCCTTTTGTTGCTCGTGCATAAGGTTGGACCGCATTCGCGGCTCTGCTGATTGCTTCCCTACCACCTGCAAAGAATTGTAAGTCTAATGGTAACTGTCCATTTCTTGAACCTAGAATTTTTTGACCTAGTGAGGTGGGTTCTTTAATTCCAAGAGGGTCAATATTACTTGTTAGCCAATGAAAATCACTAAAGATATCTCCCCATGTACTGTTCTTTCTGAACCCTAATGCTTTACCAAGTAAACCAGTATTACCACCAACGCTACGTGAAAGGTTCAAAGCACTTTGGACGGCACTATAAGCGTTATTAGCCCAATTATATAAATCTTTTAATGAACTAATAGCTGAACCAACTTTACCTAAGAAACTACCGATAGAAGTATAATTGATTTTATTGAAAAAGTTGTTAACTGCTTGTTTTGCGTCATTGACTGCGTCTTTCATTTCATCTTGTGACACTTTACCGTCATGGTTCTTGTCAATGATTTGTGTTAACGCCCCAACTGCTTTACCTGCCATTTGACCTAACTGGCTACCGATAGTGCTTGCCATTGTTGTAGCGTTGTTTCCTAAGTTGCCCATGTCAACGCCTGTATCGCCTAAACCTTTACGGAAACCGTCCAAAGCACTTGTATTGAAACCGTTGGTAATCATTTCACGAATTTGCCCCCAAGTACTAGGACCAGACGATACTAGTTCATTCCCTTTTTGTTGGAACAATTCCATGGCACGATTCATTACATCTGTACCAATTGCCCCGTCTTCCATGGCTTGTTTGAACTCTCCCATACCTATGCTAGTATGATTAATTTCATTGTATGCTTGAATCAACATGTCACGGAATTGAGCTCCTAAAGCTGACTGCATCATTTGGTTGAAGTCTTGAGCGTGTAACGTACCAGACCCTAATGCTTGAGCCAAACCATAAGAGAATTGTTTTTGTGTGTCCATTGATAGACCTAAACTATCCCCCACAGCATTAATTGAGTTAACAATTTTAAATGCTTGGTCGCCTGTTAGACTAGTATAACCTGAAATGGTAGACCCTAGCTCGTTCAGGTCATTACGTTGTGATTTTAGTAGTTCACTTCCTGAATCAATGTATGAATTGAAACGTTTGTAACCATCTGCACCGTCTGACAAAGTAGCTGACAAGCTCTTTTGTGCCTGAATTTGACGGTCATAAGTAGTCATCAAGTTATTAGCAAAACCACCAATATAATCAGTAGCAGTTGAAACCGCACCAGTAACAAGCCCAATTCCTGCATTAACTCCACTCACTACGTTCCCAATTTTTGAGAAAGTTGAAAGCATGTTAGAACCATAACTTTTGACACTATCAAACGCACCTGAAAAGCTGAACTTCTTACTTGAACCAATCTTTGAAAGTTCTGTGCTTAATCTTGTCGCTTGTGTTTGTGCTTTGACTAACTGGCTTTCCAATGCCTGCACTTGTTTTTGTGTCGCACCTGACATCTTAGCATTTGCAAGTGCCTTTGTTAAATTATCAACGTTCTGTTTAGCAAGGTTTAAAGCTCTTTGAGTTTCTTTAATACCTTTGTCTTTCATAGTCACAGAACCTGTTATTTGAGCGTTCTTGTTCGTTTCTTTAGCTAGGCGACCGATATTATTAATTTCTCTTTGTGCTTCCCTAGCACTACTTAAAACCCCTTTAGTGTCTAACTCTGCCTGAATGACGTATTTTTCTTTAGCCATTGTTTGTTATACTCCTTAATTTACGTTTGATAGTTTTCGTTTTATCGTCCATTTCGTGAGTAGCTTTAACTAGTGTTTGTCCATATCTTTGGTGTAAGTGTCTGTCGTGAAGTAAGACATTGAGCATTCTCCAACTTTCTTCTTTATCTTTAAAACCGTTAATAATACCAATGTTACCACTTTTAAGCGAACCGTATGACCTAGTAACTTGTTTAGTGATTTTTTTAGTGTCAAATTTTGCACGATATCCTGAAAAGTTGCCACCTAATGAACTTTTATAATTGCGTTTTACTGTGTTCTGATTAGAATTAAAAGCGTCAGCCATTTCTAACCAAACTTTTTTCAGTTGTTTCTCTGTGAACTTTTCTAGTCCTGTGACTTGCTTGGTGGTTGCCATAATTTTACCTCCACGTGTTCTACTTTGTTTAACTCTTCTGTGGTTGTTTTCTTCTTCTCTTTAGGTGTCAACGCTGAAATTAATTTGAGTGTCCACCCTAAAGGTCTATGGCTATATACTTCATAAGGAACTCTAAAAGCAGTCATAGCACTAACAATTGCAAGTGTTGTAATTCTTGCGTCGTCCCTTATTTCTTCTCTGCTAGTGCTATTGCTTTTTTTGTTTCATCTACCAATTGTTCCATAAGTTCGGCAACTGTAACAGGTAACAAGCCACCAATTAAAGCCCCTAGAATTTCATCTAGTGTATATTTTGGAGCACAAGCCCAAAAGAATAATGCCAAACTGTGATAATCACGTTCATTCAAATCTCCAAAGTAAATGCCATTATCTTCCATACGTTCTAATGCTTTAAAATCAAATTTAAAATCTTCTTTTTTCATCTGTGTATCTCCTTATAAATTAAAATAAAAGAGTGGGAACTATTAATTCCAAGCCCTCCACTCTTAAAAATTAAGCCTTGATGTCAGTACCCACGAGCGGTTTAAGTTCATTAAACAACTTTTTAAAGGCTAAGGCTCTGCCACTTTTTCCAGTTGCTAGCTCTGTATCAGATATTTTGAATTTTATAAACAAGTGTTTCGTGTCATATAGTAAAAAATCACCCATTGTCACAGTTGCAGTGTGTTCGTATTCTTTACCCGTTGGACTTTCTTCGTCCGCTTCTGCCGTGTCGCTTGGTGTTGTAGCCTGAACACTTGGATAGAATGTTACTTTATACCCCGTTCCGTCGTCATCACGGTAACGTTCAGCATAAGCGAAACCATAAGGTTTATAGTTTTTTGGGTCGTCGGTCAAGTATTCTCCGAAAATTCCAAACCCTAACGCGTGGTCTGCAAACTTGTCAGGCAAATCATACGACTTAACTTTAATTTCTGTATTTTTAGCCCCTGCAATGGTACGATAAGGAGCGTTAAACCCTGCATAGAAGCTTTTGTTATCTTGCTTGGTTTCTGTTTCAACAGCACGTAACCCTGCAATTGGAATTCCTGTGGTTGACCCTGTTGGGTCTAAAAACACTACCCCATACCCTAAACCGTGTGTTAATTCATTTTTTGATGTATATGCCATTTATTTTTGTCCTCCTACTGTATCCCAAGTTTTAACGGCACCACGTTCAAAGAAACCACCGCAAACTGTAATAGTGCCATAAACTTGTACATTGTTATATCTAACGTCTTTTTTTACTTCAAACTGTGGTGTTAAGTCCCCTGCTAAAATTCCCTTATAAGGGTTAATAAGTACCTTGTCAAAAGTGTTACCAGCTCCGTTGTTGAAGTATTTAAAACTCAATGTTTCTACTTTTGTTACTCCGTCAACTACTGGCGTAAAATCATTTTCTTTTACAAGAAGAATATCATCTCCTGACTGTGAAAAATCACTTGCACTTCCTTTGTGTTTGATAGCACCGACAATTGAACTATTAACGATAGAAGTATGAACTCCACCCCAAATTAAATGAATTTCAATTGTTTGATATAAAGTATCTCGAACGCTTTCCATAGCTTTTTGAATACCGTCAGCAGTCAAGTTTCCTGCGTCAGTTAAGTTGATACCAAAACCAAAACCACGTGGCGTATAAATTTTATAAGTTGTTTCTCCTGTCGTTAATGTGCTACCTGATTGCCCTTGCTCTTTAGCTAGTGGGAAACCTCCTAGATTGACCGACTGCAACAAATCTGCCCCAACTTTAGGGATACGTGACAAGAGAGGGAACGAATCTCCAATGTTCCCCCCATTTATCACATTCTCGATTTGTTGAGCATAACGGTCTGTAATATTAAATTCAGCCATTATTCACTCCCTTTCTTATTTAGACACCTAAACTACCCTTTTTTTTTAGGTAAGCCGAACGGTTTTTACCACGGATAGAACCACCCACAAGAGTTTCAGAAAGCCATTGTTCCACGTTATAACGTAGGTCAAAGTCGTTGTAGTTTTCCATGTTCAAATCTCCGATAAGTACGTACTCGTCGTGATTGTATACTGCTACTTCGTCTTTAGGCACCCAGACACGTGTTTCAAGATTAACTGCCCCAAACGATTGAGCAATTTGAGCTTTTGTAGCCAACTCGTTGAATCGTGAGTGTCCGTCTGTTCCTTTAGCTTTACGCAACTCTGCAAAAGTTTGTGGACTCATAACAATTGTGATTGCGTCAGAAATTGAGCATTCAGCAACTGCGTCAGTAATACCCTCAAACAAGTCTGTATACTCGATTTGTTTTGTCCAACCGTCTGTGGCAGTTTTCAAACCATAGAAACCGTTAGAGCCGTCAGCAGAACCAAGAATCATGTTGTATTCCACTTTTTGAATAACACGGTTTACCATTTCAGACATTACATATTCAGACAACGCACCTGAATCATTTACACCACGCACAGTTGCTTTATCCATTTGTAAGTATGCTTCAGCCATTTGTGGACGTAGTGAACGTTTTGTAGCTGTTTGAGCTTTGTTTTTGTCTGTACCTGCTTTGAAAGTACCTTGCAAGAAAGTATCATCTACACCGTCCTCTGCAAGTGTCAAACCTTGGAAGCGTGCTTTCATAGCACCGTCATAGATACCTGACTTACGAGCATATTTTGAAGTGATAGAGCCAAGAGAGTTGACGACATTCAAATCTGAACCATTAGAAAATTCACGCAAGAAACCTTGTTCTGGCATTTCTAGCATTTTGTCCCCAAGTTCACGCATAAATTTACGCTCTACGTCTTGAGGTTTTTCGCTAGGAATCTTCGCTTCACGTTCTTTTTTAAGTTCTTCACGCTCTTTGTTAAGTTCTGCTACTTTAGCTTCAAGTTCTCGAACTTTTACACCTGCTTCAATTGCTTGCTTCATGATTTCTTGTGTTTCGTTTGCACCCATTTTTTCTTGTTCTCCTTTTTCTTCTTCTCGTACTTTTGTCACTTTAGCACCTTTATTACTTGGTAACGGAGTAAGTGACACCTCCGTAATTGTAACATCTTTGTAATAGCCTACTCCGTCAATTTCACGAGCTTTTACACCGTTAGCATTGAAACCAACTGACAAACCTGTTTCCTCAATCTTTTCGGCTGTGTATTGTTCTTCGTCAACATAACCTGTCAAGATTACATTGTCTCCCTCTAGATGAACAAACCCTGAACCAATCTTTTCTCTATGACGGTTAAGGATATCTACTCCGTCCCCTGCGTTAGCAATGGACTCGATAACCGTACCGTGAGAATCAATTGTCCCCAATGGGTTCGCTATCCCTCGAACTGCTTTTACTTTCAATATTTCCTCCCTTGGCTGTTGTTGATATATAAGCGACAAAGTTCTCTTGGTTGAAAACAATGTTCTTATCATGTTGTTTTAGTAGCGGTAACACTTTTTGGATTGCGAAAGCGATGATAGTAACTTCATTACTTTGTCCATATAACAATTCCCTTGGCATTCCGTATTCACTCAAAGCAATTTCGAGTGCAAGATTTGCGTCATTTTGTAGCGAACCACTATAATCAGGCTGAATCTGTTTGATATCATCATCTGAACCAATAACAGATACACCATTGAACTCTCTTGCAAGTTGTTGTTGTTGTGTTAGACGTTCACGAATTCTTTCCCAAACTTCTTTTAAACCACTAGAAACCTTAGTTTTCCAATAGATTTTGATTTGAGCTTGAGAATCAAGACGTCTACCAATACCATTACTAGCCATTCCAAACATTACCCCAAACCGTTGAGGGTTAGCACCATAGAAAGGGTTTAACAGCATTTCATAGTCGCTTGTTCTAATAGTGACCTGTCTGCGATTTGGTTCTCTAACTAAAATGTTAAACTGGTCTGCGTTTACTCTTTGAGCGTAATACTTGAAACCACCATACCAAACACGATATACTTCTTGACCTTGCAAAGCCCAATAAAATAAGTCCTCAAGTTTGGACGCTTCTGAATAATCAACATTATCAAAATAGGAAACTAAGCCCAATAACTTACCTAGCAACAAATCAGTTGTAGGGTCTTGGACTGTGAAAGTTGAAAAGCTCACATCTTCCGCTCTGCGTGATAGATTGAATAAGCTCATCTATTCCTCCTTATTTAAACTCTCCTGAATTAATGTCAATTTTACGTCCAAACTCTGCTTCAATTTCTGCAATATACATTGTATCAACTGGTAGATTAAGTTTACCGAATTCATTTTGATAGTTACGTAACATGCGTGTTGTACGAATATGACGAACACTTACACCGTCCGAAACATACCAATGTTTAGGTTTTCCACTTCCGTCTAGTCCTCTAATAAGGTACATTTTAATTTCTCCTTTTGTTTGATTATTTTGGTTTGAATTACTTGATACTGGTTTATTAAATAAGTCAAGTTCTGCTTGTCTGCGTCGTACTAAACCTTGTAACACTTGACCGCCTGCATTACGATACTTCGGTATCATTGAAGCACAATAGGCATGACTGAACTCTGCCCAACCGTCAGCAACGAAAACATTACCGCAGTTATAAGCCAATGAAACCAAAGCGTCAAACTCATTTTGATTTGCTTTGCCTTTTACATAAGCGTCAACCATAGGTGCATACTTATTATTGATTTCAATTTCTAGCTGACTGTCTGCCTGTGCTTGCGTCCAAGTTGTACCTGCTGTGACTCCATAATGACCCCAACCAATGGTGTACATTTGTTCCCACGGTACTGGCTTATAAGCAATCAATCGGCAACCCTCGAACTCTTTAATCAAGTTCAAACCGTTTTGTGATATTTTGATATTACCACCTCCAATTATTAATTATTGTTTTTTTATAAGGGAACAACTAACCCAAACTTTCACAATATGTTAAGATATTATAAGCGTCTGCGATGTTGTCATCTTTGCAATCAGAATCAACCAAGCCTGTGGCTTTTAAAAGCTCAAGACTTTCTTCTTTGCGTTGTTCTCGTTTGCCTGAAATAAGATGATAGCTACACCATTTAGAGTTATCAATAAAAGTATAGCCATTTACTAGACCGTCAATAGCACCAATAAAATAACCGTTACAATTAGCCAATGTAATACTGTGTTTTCTGTTTCTTCCCATAATAGGAGTTTCAATGGCTAGATGATAACCTTTCAAATCAAACTCATCAATAATATCTTTAATTGCGTTTACAATGTCAAAGGTACGTTCCCAAGCGGTATTTTTAGGGTTATATGCTTTAATAGAACCAACATAAACTTGACCGTCTTTTCTAAAAGCGTACCCTGTTCCCTCGTTTTTCTTACTAGCTGTGCTAAAGTCAATAGCTAAAATTTTCTTCATTTCTTCCCTCTTAAATAGGTAGGCTATAAGAAGTCACGACTGCATAAACATCTTCACGTGTTTTGTCAATGTTAATACCGTAGTCAGTTTTGTCAATAAACTCTAACACTTGTTTTAATTCTGCTTCATCATTAACAAAATAGATGTTTTTTTCTGCCATGCTTTTTACCTCCCTCGTTGATTATGTTATTATTATAGCATACCCATTTTTAGTTATAACTTTTATTATACCAACAAAAGATTTAGATAGTTTACAATTTGATTAAATAATTTGTAATCAAAAAATAATATATTCCTGACTATTCCAACGGTTGAGCCATTCTTGTATTTTGGACCCTAATTTTTTACTTGATTTTGAAAAAACGTATGTTATAATAAATATATAAAAAAATTGAATACGTCTAAGGCTTGTCTGATGTCTTAGAAAGTGAGTATATGAAAACCGTACTGAATAAGGCGCAAGTAATGAATTAGGCAAAGCGGTAGCCCTGCGTGATGTCACTAGAAGCAAGTTCTAAACATTCCCCCAACATAGGCAAAGTTAAATAAGAAGTTATCGCTTGGGTGTTCATCATAGCCGAATTGATGTGAGGATTAATTAAGTTACTAGCGCTGACATATTAATTAGTTCAAGAGGGGGGGATAAAAACTGCGTTTGCGTGGATAGTTATACACTTTAGCAAGGTAACTAAAAAGAAATATTTGATAGCTTGAATTGTAATATAATTTCGGCTATAATTAAAGCATAGATAAAAAGAAAGAGGTATTTAAATATGTTTATCGTTTATTGGATAATGTCAGCGATGTTTGGAATTATGGTTAGTGTAGACGGTTCACTATTCGTTGTTTGGTTCTTGTGTTGCCTAGGTTGCTTCGTTTTAGGTTTAGTTGATTTAATAAAAGGAGGGTACAAAAATGACAATTATTGATGATTTAAAAGCAATTAACAAAGATATCAAAAAAGCAAAGAATTTTAAATGGCAAACTAAAAGAGCTAGTTATTGGCTAGTTAGATTAAAAAATATCTATCCTGATTATGAATTTAAAACTTATTGTAAACCGCTACGTGATAAAAACATTATTTTTATTGACTATAAAGTAAAAGAGGTTTATTGAAATGAAAGATTTGTTTAAACGTGTTATAACAGCCAAGGAACTACAAGAAAAAGATGACTTCAAAGGTGGTAACGAATGGTTGATAGAACACTTAATACCACGAGGACAGGCAGGTCTGACAATTGCACCACAGAAGTCTTTTAAAAGTTCTACCACGTTGCAAATGGCTTTAAGCGTAGCTAAAGGTGTCCCCTTTGGCTATTTTAAAACTAAAAAAGCGAACGTGCTTATAATTGACAATGAAGATACTGACTTCGTGCTACATCAACGTTTAAAGGCTTATAATGATGTTCCTGATAATTTGCATTTCATTACTGGGGGAATTTTTAAGCTAGATAACACGAATCACATGAATGGACTTTATAAGTTCATCAAAGAAAATAATATCAAGTTTGTCATTTTGGATAACTTGAAAGACATGCTGACAGACCGCAATACGCTCAATGATATGTCAAGTATGAATGACGTGCTGAACAATATAACACGATTGAAATTGCTCTTGAATGATGTAACATTTTTATTGATTGCACATGCTCGAAAAGATACAAATAACCAATCTCTCGAGGAAAAGAGTTTTAGGGTTAGAAGTACACATGCCTTAGGTAGTTCGGCAATTGGTGCATGGTTTGAGTTCTGTTTATGTCTAAGCCCTAAAATGGGAAAGAATAGCAAGTATTCAATTTTGACTGTCGAGGCACGCAATTACGCTTATGACAAAGAGGTATGTCTGGGCTATATAGGGGAACAATTTCAAATTATAGACCCCACAGGAAACAAGCCTAAAGAGATATTAGAAGAAGAACAAAAAGAGGGGGAAGAATACGAGGAAACAAAAAACGACGCAGAAAGTCTTTTAACAGCTTTGCAACAAAATGGAAAACTAAAAGAAATCAACGATTAATCGCTTTGTCTTTGACATTGCGGTTTTTCTTTTGTATAATTAAGTCATCAAGTTAAGAGAGGTAACAAAAAATGAAAATTGCACTTGAAACACTTAACAAAATAGTTGTAAGACTTCAACAAAAAGAACCAGTAACAGATATCGAAAATGAAATGCTTCTAGGGCTTTTAAATAGCACTTATATCTATTATGAACAAATGGAAGATATTTCTATGCTAGACGTCTTAATCGTTCTCTATGAGCGTTTAACAGGCATTAAAGCAGATAAAAAAGAAGAAGTGGCACGCTTCATTGAAAACTTTAGTGCAAAAGGTCTTGTCAAGTTGTTAGATAGCCTAGAACAAAAAGGGAAACGTCAAAAAGAAAGCAAAGTAAACGACACATTTATCAATGAAACAAGAATGTACTACAAAGTAGTAGCAAACAAAATCAAAGAGAGAGGTATCAAATAATGGCAATCGAAAAAGTAGTATATTATTATGACGACGGAACTAAGAGAGAATATCCACCACGATTGACAGACCTAGAACAGTTAGAAGAGTTCAGAAAGTCAAAAGCTGATGTAACAGAAGTGTATGACTTCATGCAAGAACATTTAAGCAAGTTTGAATCTAAATTGTCCCTATGCTTTAAATATATGGTTGACAATCTAGGAATGGACGAGCAACAGGCAAACAACACGCTAGAATTTTGGTGTGATGAATGGGGAGTTCAAAACGTTCATTTTATAGCAGAGGGTGGCGAGTGTAAAATCTGTGGCAAACAATGCAATGCTAAAAAACTGTTTTGTTCGGAAGAATGTTACAAAGATTATATAGAATTGAAACACAATGGTAATTGACATAGCTAAAAAAATTCGATATAATTAAGTCATCAAGTTAAGAGAGGTAACAAAAAAATGATTAAAGTAATTTACTTCTTAAAAGACGGTTCAGGTGGTTGGACTTATGAAATAAAAAAATTAAGAACCGCAGTAGAATGTATTATAGAAGATATGGAAGAAACAACCACGATTGCATTAGCAGTTGTATTTGATGAAAACAATACAAAAATTTTGGAGGTTAAAAGATAATGGCACAAGATTATTACGCAAATAAATACGGTATTCAATTAGAAGAATTTCTAATTTGGGGTTCTGAATGGGACTTAAAATTTTGGCAATATAACTTCACAACTGGACAAGGTTTTGCTTTAACAAACGCTTTGAAGTACTCTGTAAGGGCAGGAAAAAAGCCAAATGAACCGTTTGAAAAAGACATGGGCAAATATAACGATTATATTAACATGGCTATCAAAATGGGCTTTAAACAAGTTGAAGCTGAAAACTGGGTAGCACTTCAAAAATCAATCTTTGAAGAGTTCAAAGGTAGAAAAGCAGAACTAGAAGAAATCAGAAGAAGAGAGGAAGCGAAACGTGTATAAATATTGTGCTTTAAATCGTCATAAACTCTTATGGTTTAAAACTTTTGATGATATGGCGAAACACTTCGGTGTTACAGAAAAGTATTTAAAATTATGGCTGAATAAAGACAAGCCTTTAAATGGTTGGTTTATTAAAGAGGTAGATTATTTTGATTCTGAACTGGAACGACTTCAATAAATGGCGTGAAGCTAGCTTAGAATATCATAAAATGTTAGGGGAACACAATTACACTAATGCACTAACATTCTTTGAGTACACTAGACAGTATTTCAATGCAAAAGGTTTTCCACCTGCTGAAAAAAAAACAAAAACAGGCAGGAAAGGAAAATACACGCAAAAAGATAGCAAAGAACAATTAAAACAAATACATGAATACATTGGAGGTATTAAATAATGGCATTAACAATTAAACAACTAATCGAAAAACTTGAACGAGTAGAAGATAAAACAGGGGACGTATTTATCGAATTTCCAGGTGAATTTATAATCGTTGATACTGTATTACTAGACAATGAGGGCGACATCGCTTTAATTAATAAAATGGCTTCACATCATTGTGATTGTCAAAAATGTAAAACAAGTGAAACAGAACTTTAATAGCTTAGTAATTGACAAAAGAAAGCAAACACGTTATAATTAGTTATACAGTTAAGGAGGAATAAAAAATGTTGACTTTACTTTTAACAATTATATTTATTTGGCTTGTGTTTAAAGCCGTTGAAAATGTAGCTGAAGAACTTGGTAGATACATCAGAGGGTTCTTTAAATGGCTATGGAAAATGTACAAAAAACATATTAACAAAGGAGTGAGCTTGTAATGGAAAGCAAAGTTCAAAAACTAATCAATGAAATTGAAGTGCCAAAAAGCCAATACAACAGCTATGGAAAGTATAATTTCAGAAATAACGAGGATATTCAAACAGCTTTGAAACCTCTGCTATTACAGTATGGACTAACGGAAAAGGCAACGACTGAAATGTTAGAAATGAACAACGAACTGATTTTACATGTCCATGTTGAGATTTTTGACCCTGAAAACCCTAACGACGTTACAAGTGGCGACGGTTGGGCAGTCATTGACGTCAACAAGAAAGGCATGGATAAGGCTCAAGCGACTGGGGCTAGTCAATCATACGCAAGTAAATATGCCTATGGTCAAGCGTTGAAATTAGATGATACAAAAGACGCTGACTCTACTAATAAAGGTCAAAACAATGTTACACAACCTAAACCACGACCAAAAGCGAACTATCAATACAAATTAAGCGACTTGAAAAAAATGGTAGCAAATAAAGAGATGTCAAGCGACCGTGCAAACGAGCTTTGCAAACAAGGAAAAGTAAACATGAATGCTTAATACTTGACAAAAGAAAATAAACACGTTATAATTAAACTATCAAATAAAGAGAGGGAAACAAAAAAATGAAAATCATCGAAACTTTGAAAGTAAACGAAATTAACACAAAAGAAGTTGAAACAGCAAAAGGAACTAAAAAAGTCTTGTCATTTAAAGCATATCCATTTGAGCATTATATCGGAGGCATTTGGTTACCTGATAGTGTAAATTATGGCGACATCGTAACTGTGTTTATTGACCAAATTAAAGCCGAAACAAAAGGGGATAAAACTTACTATAACGCTTCATTTGCTAAAGTTACACCAGAATTTAACCTAAACCGTGATAACGGTGGAAGCGTATATGACGACCCACATGGTGGAATGGCTCCGAACACGGTTGACTTGTTCGGTGGTAATACTCCTGTTGATATCCCTGATGAACAATTACCATTCTAAAGGAGTTCATGAATGGGATATGACTATGAAATGATACTTGATGAAGTAGATAAATTAAGTCTACAAGGACGAGTAGAGGAAGCAAAGGAAATTGTGAGAGAACTTGTTCCCCCTCTGTTTGCCGTTGATTTTACTAACTTAATGGAATTAATCGAAAGGAATACATACAAACTATGAAAATCAGTAAAGAAAAACTCACTTTTTTAAAAAATGCACCAATTATCACTTTGGAACTTATCCATGACACGCTAGAGGTAAAACAACACATCAACAATTATCAACGTAACACAAACAAAAAATACGGTCTAAACTTTGAAAAAGACGAAGTAATTAACCGTGAGGTTGCTGACATGATTATTATTAACACTCTAGGAAAGTTAAACATGCTAGCTGAACAATCTTATTTCTTGCGTTTGGTTCGTAGTACCGAAGCCAATAGCCCTAAGGTTCGTAAGGCTGAAAAGTTCGCTGAAAAAGCAAATCTAGCTGATAAAATTGTTGAAAGTCTTGATTTTATCTTTTATAGTGGTACAATTTCTTTTGATGAAGAAGAGTTATTCAACTTTATTAAAAATCAAAACGTCCAAAATATTGAATACTTCAGCAGTAAAGGGCGAAAAGATTGGTTCTCTAATCGTGTTAAATGGTTGTTAGATACTTACAAAGGGGAATAAAATGATTAACTTACAAAACAAAAAATTAGACATCAAAGAGTTTCTCGAAGGTTTAGGTTTTACCGTTAGTTTGGACTATGAAAGAGAACCAACGGGAGTGATTTTTGCTGAAATACACCCTATTGTTAATCAAGTAAGCAACAATTCAGCCATTTATCAGACGTTTAGAACGCTTGAAGTAGAACTTATGGTAATTTGTACCGAAGAAACAGAAAACAGCTTATACAGGGCTATACAGCTCTTGAGCGATGAGCATTATATATATGCCAATACTATCACAGACAACACAAATATTATAAAATTAAGAGGTAACTATTATGATTAATGAAAATACATTGAATTTTATCCGTTTCTCTAGTGGCTTTAATAACTTAAAAAAAGAAGAACTTGAAGCATTTGCCGAAAATGAAATCTTTGAACTTAATGAATACAACGCAAGTGAGGGACAACAAGGAAAATACTTCTATACTTTGGAAGATGTCAACACAAACGGAACGCTTAAAAGTTACATCATTGAATGCTTGAAACTTTCACTTCAAACACGATGGGGGAACAACCTAGAATACCACATAGACCGAAAAACAAAATATTTGAACAAATTAACAGGAATGCAAGCGTAAGAAAGAAAGAGGAATAAAAAATGAAACTTAAAAATCAAATCACATTGCTTAATGACACTTTGAAACTACATGATGAAAAAGTAGATGAACATTTTCCAACAGATGAAAAACAAGTGCCTACTTATGCTAAAGCTCAATATATGGACTTATTCAGTATGCTTCAAGATGTTGCTGAAGCGTACGAGTTCACGGCAAAATGGCATAAATCGTCTGTAAAAGCTCTTGAAATTATAATTACCAACCTAAATGAACACTCTGAAATGGTTAATGAAATCATGGACAAAACAAACTATAAAACTTGGACCAAGGAAGAAGATGAACATTATACTGGTGTTTTCTACTATGATTTGCATAAAACAGTAGAAGAAACAATTGAAGAAATGAAAGAGATGTAAATGGTTTACGTTGTTTATATTGTATCATTCATCTTGTACAGTTGGTTCTTGATTAAAGTAGGAAAGAAACATGCTGAAAACAAAGATACGATAAAATTAGTTATAACTGGGAAACCTAAACAAGTTAAGGAAGCTATTAAAACAATTAACGAACAAAATTTGATTAAATAGAAAGTGAGGTCATAACTCTTCAATTACATGCCACTCAAACGAGTGGTTTTTTTGTTTGGTTGTTGATGAGATACCCATTGCTATATAATACCCCTGTAAGCTCACAGATTGGCTTGGATTGCATTTTAAGTTATTTCTAGGATAATGACAAGGAACAGACCAAAACACGCAAAATAGAACGACTTACGAGCAATTACATCATATTTTTTTCAAAACGAAAAACGAAAAAATAACTCCTAAAGAGTTAGGCTT